TACTCTCATAAACAATGCTGTATTAATAAGAATGTTAATGGATATAATTTAAAGTTATACGAAATGATTAGAAGTAATGGTGGTTGGGATATGTTTTCTATGGTTATTATTCATAAGTTTCCTTGTAATTCAAAATTAGAAGCGTGTAAAGAAGAAGATAAAGTAATGAGAGAATTTAAAACAACTATGAATTCAATAAAAGCTTACACATCACCCGAAGAACAAACAGAATATTTAAAAGAATATTATTCAAAGACTAGAGAACAACAAATAGAAAAATCAAGAAAATGGTATAGTGAAAATAAAGAAGTTAGTCAAGAATATTACAAAGAAAATAAAGAACATATAAGTTTTAGTCAAAAAGAATACAGAGATAAAAACAAAGAAAAAATTGATGAACTATCTTTAAAACATAGACAAAATCTTATACATAAAATTATGAATAAGTATGAAGAAATTAAACATAATAAATTTTATTGTGGTTGTGGATCTATCTTTATTGATAGGCCAAGTAATCATAACAATCACTTCAAAAGTGATAAACATCAAATATATTTAAAAAACATAAAATGTAAATAAAAAAATGTAATAATTAAAATAAATATAGTATTATATTTTAATTTATTTCAAAAATATAAAAATAATATATGTATTTAATATAATAGTATGTTTTCAAGAGATGAGTTAAATGAAAAAATGAAAGTATTATTAAGTAATGAAGATTTTGGAAAATATATTCAACATTTAGATAAAAAGGTTGTAAAGTTTTCTGATTTAGAAAATTATAATGATATTTATCAATTACTGCCTGAATGGGAAGATTATAGAATAATATTAATAGAGCAAAAACCTAGAACGGGTCACTGGGTTTGTTTAACAAGAAGAAATGATATTTTTATTTTTTTTGATAGTTATGGATATAATCCTTTTCAAAATTTAAATTTTATTTCTAAAAAAATGAATGAATTGTTAGGACAAGAAAAAACTGATTTTTCTGGATTGTTTAAAGGATTGAAAAAAGGTTCTTATACATTAGATTATAATAAAAAGAAATTTCAAAAAATGGATAATAATATTAATACTTGCGGAAGATGGTGCATAGTATTTTTATCAAAATTTATACAAGGTTATTCATTAAAAGAATTTCAATTATGGATGGATAAAGAAAAAAGAAGAACTGGATATAATTATGATGAGATAGTGACATTATTAACATAAAATTTTAATTATTATTATTATTATTATTTTTATTATTATTTTTATTATTATTATTATTATTTTGTTTTTTATTGATTTTTAAAATATAATCTTATTTTATATTAATAAGAATGTCAAAACCTAATCAAATATATTATGATTTACTACAAACTAATTTAGAAAATAATGATAGCGAACCTATTTTATGTCAATTTTCAGAACAAAGAAATCAAACACTTATAGAAAATCCACAAGATTATAAATTTAGTATTATAAGATTTATGATTGAAACTCCTGCCTTACCTTTATTTAGACCAACTATTCAATATACGGATGACCCTAACTTAACTATATATAGTATTACTCTTAAAAGAAGTATTGCTTCTCCTGTTAATGGTGTTTATAATTCAAATGAAATTCATCAAGAATATATAGAATGGACTCCACAAGATATAACAAAAACCACTCCTAAAGCTCCACTTTCTAATACTTCTGGATTACAAGATAATTCAACTGGTTATTATAATTGTTATAATTATAGTTGGTTTTTAAAATTAATAAATGATGCCTTTGAAACTGCTAGAACAACATTAGGGATTAGTAATTCTCCTACCCTTTTATTTGATACTGCCTCTCAATTATTCGTTTTATCTGCCCCTAAGGATAATTATGATACTGGATCAGAAGAAGAATTTGGATTTTGGGAGATTTATATGAATAAAAGTTTATATCAATTATTTTCAAGTTTTCCTGCTGTTAATGTATCACATTCAATTAATAATGGATTAAATTATAGAATAGAAACAAATAATTTTAAAGGATTTTCAACCACTTCTATTCAAACTGATAACACAATTTCAACTAGTTCATTAATGGTTTATGGTGAATATAGCACATTATATTTATGGTCTCCAATTAGTTCTATTGTTTTTACGAGTTCAACTCTTCCGATTCATCCTTCCATTTCAAGCTCTCCTGTTTTGATTAGAGAAGGTACAATTATATCTCCTAATAGTATTGAACCTAATACAAGAAAAATTATAACTGATTTAGTTGCAGTAGATAGTTATAAACCTTATTTAGTTTATACTCCTTCAAGTCAATATAGATATATTGATATGATCGGTGGTTCTGCTTTAAAAGATATAGATATTCAAGTATATTATCAAGATAAAAATGGAATTTTGAATGAATTCAAGTTATCTTCGGGTTCTTCGTGCAGTTTAAAATTAATTTTTGAGAAAAAGATACAAACATAAAAAATTAATAAAAAATTTATAAAAAAAGTAATTAAATTAATAATAATAATATATAATAAAAAATCAATAATTAAAATTCATAATGATAAATAAACAAATTTAATTTTAATTTTAAAAATATTTTAATGAATATTTTTATAATCATAAAAACAATAATATATAATAAAAAATTAATAATAAAAAAAAAATCAATAAAGGTTTCTTTAAGTATAAAATTAAATAATGATGATTAAAATTAATTAATACAATTTAATTTTAATTTTCAATTTTAATTAACATATTTTTTTGTTAAAATATCATTTAATTAATAAAATATTTTTTTCTAATTATAAAACATAAATATTTAATATGAATGAATTCCAGCCAAAATTAGTTTTAGACTCTAGAATAAATGATATTACTGATAAAATAGATATTGCTGTTGAAAGCTCGGCCGCTCAATCTACTTATCAACCTTTTAGAAGTATTAATAGTTCTAATAGCAGTATTACTTTTAATGTAAATGTTCCAAGTGAAAATATTGCTATTGATAGACGAATTTTAATACAAACTGATTTAAACTTTGAAGTTAATATCACTGGTGCTCCTGTTAGTGCTACTGTTCCTGTTTTTGAATGGGGTAAGACTGATGGACTGGGACAGTTTCCTCTAAATGGTTTATTTAGTCAAGTTCAAGCAACCATTAATAATGTTTCGGTTTCGTCGCCTATTGAAGATATAATGGGACCTCTACTGAGACTTTGTGACCAAAAAGAAGTATCTAAATATAATTTACTAACTGCCTCTTATTTAGATCAAAATTTTTCAACTCTTGAAGGTTGTGAAGCGTATGCTTCTAATCCTCTCGCTGGTATGGGTGCTGTAAATTATGATTCAACAATTATGCCACGAGGCGTGATTGTTCCTAAATCTATTTTAATAGAACAAAAGACTGTTGATGGGGTTTTTGTAAGTAATAGTGCTTTGTGCGCGACGGATGGTAATACATTCAAAATATCAATAACCGTTTCTTTAACTGAGCCTCTATTGTTCTTATCTCCTTTTGCTGGATTAACTAAATCGCAGGATGATGCTTGTTTATTAGGTATCAATAATATGAATATTATTTGTAATATTCGTTCTAATTTAGGTGGTTTATTTAAAACATCTAAACCTTATAATTATGCTGTATCTCTTGGATTCGGTGGTGCTCCTGCCTTTTCTGAACCTAAATTACTAATGAATTTATTAACTCTTCAACCCGAACAATATAGTCGCATTAATAATCGTAATGTTCTCGCCATTCAAGATTATCCTCGTTTTGTTACTACTCATTCTGGTACACCCGTTAATGGTAGTACTACAACTTTTACTTTTTCTATTATTCAACTCAATCAAATTCCTGATACTATTCTTATATTTGTAAGACCCCCTCGTTCTTATGATTCTGCTGATGGCGGACAATACAAAAGACAAACTGGTTATTTTTCAATTCAAAGTGCTACTATTAGTTTTAATAATCAAAGTGGTATTCTCGCAAGTTGTTCCAAAGAAGAATTATATAATTTATCAAAATCAAATGGTTCTAAACAATCTTATCAAGATTTTGTGGGACAAGCAAATTATGAACAAGCGAGTGGTGGAACTACTTCTTCTAATGTTCGAGCGACTCAAGGTTCTTTATTGGTTGTTAAACCTGCTTATAACTTCAATCTTCCTACATTTTTAAGTGGTGGTTCATTAGGACAATTTGGTCTTCAAATTACTCTTAGTGCTACTAACTATCTTTCATATGATGTTGTAAATCCTGAGATGGTTGTTGTTGTTGTTAATAGTGGTTTAATGGTTACTCAGCAAGGTTCTTCATCTCTATACTCGGGACTTCTTACTAAAAATATGGTGCTTGAAACAAAACAACAATCACCTGCTATTGATAGTTCATCGTATCATTCGTTAGTTGGTGGTTCGGTTCAAGAATCTTGTTCTACTGGATTAAGAAAAGTATTGAAAAAACATTTTGGAAAGGGTTATAGTGGTGGTGGATTTTCGGGCGGTCAATCAAAAATTGGTGAAGAAGTTGGAAAATTTTCGGGTGCAGTAAATAAAATGAGTAAATATATGTGAAAATCCCGAAGGGATTTTAAAAACCTAAAGGTTTTTCAATTGAAAATAAAAAAATAAAAAATAATTTAATATAAAATGAATAATTTGTTTTTAAGAAAAAAAAAATTCATAGAGGTTTATTAAAATTAAATAAGTTTTATAATAAATTTTAATTCAAATATAAATAATTATTTTATATAATAAAATTATGATATAATATTATATAATATAATGAAAGTTAATGATAATGTTGTTAAAGACCTTGCTTATCAAGAAATGATATATAATAAATTGTTAGAACAAGATAGTCGTTTCGCCGCTTTGTTTCCATACACTAATATTTCTCACGACATTTTACAAGGTGGCACAAGAGTAAGAAAGCATCCTCTTCCAGGCATAGCTATGAATACTTATGAACCTTCAACTTTAGCAGTAGGTAATTCAACTTTAACAGTAGGTGGAAAAAATAATAATTTACATTTAAAAAAAGAAGAAATTCATACTCTACCTTATAAAAAAGAAATGAAAATTACAGGTGGAAATTCAAATAATAGAATTGAAATTGTTAAAAAAATAATGAAAGAAAAAGGATTAACTCTTCCACAAGCTTCTAAATTTGTTAAAGAAAATAATTTATATCAAAAAATAGAAAAAGCAGTTGGAGCAGGTAATAAATCGGGTCGTATCTCGCGGTTCAAAAAAGCAAACAAGTGGAAAAATTTCAGTAAAGGAGTTGTTGAAGATGGAATGGAATTAGGGCAGAAAGGTTTAGATATGTTTAATAAACAAAAGGACCGGCAGTCGCCTATGGGACAAGTAAAAACAGCATTTGGAGCAGGGAATAAAAGCGGAAAAATCTCGAGAATCAAAAAAGCAAACAAGTGGAAGAATTTCAGCAAAGAAGTTGTTGAAGATGGTATGGAATTAGGGCAGAAAGGTTTAGATATGTTTAATAAACAAAAGGACCGGCAGTCGCCTATGGGGCAAATGAAAAGAGCATTTGGAGGAGTTGTTAAAGGACCATCTAAATGGATTATGTTTGTTAAAGAATTCGCCTCTAAAAATAAAATAAGTTATAAAGAAGCCTTGAAAGCCGCAGGACCAGAATATCGTAAATCAAAAGAAAATTAAACATTAATCTTTTATATAATTATTCAAAGCTACTGAAACAGAAGTACCCATATTTTTTGTATCATTTTTTAATTCAGTCATAACATCCGTATATTTATCAGTAAGAAATATATTTCTTAACATACTTGAACTAATTTTTTTATTGAATATTTTATTCAAAATTTTAGTTATTTCAGTAGAAATTTTCATCGCATTACCCTTTTCATCAACTAAAAATGGAATATCATATTCTTGTTTTTTCAATTCATTTTTCAAGGGATGATATTTAAGATATAAAATAATTACTTCTTTTAAAGGATCAGGAATATCAATATTAATGGAATGATATTTTTTATCAGTTTTATATTTATTCAAAGTAAATTTCATATTTAGTTTCTTATCTATAACTAAATAATTAAAATTGTCATTTTCAACATTAGAAGATATTTTCATTAAAGAATAATCTTTATTTCTTCTTGGACTAATAAGAGTGTATAAAGAAAGAACCATAAAATTTAGTAATTTATTAAATCCTTCTTTTTCTATCTTTCTTTTTTTATTTAGTAAAATTAAAACTTCTTCTTTAAGTTTTTTATGAATATCTATAACTTCTATTTGAGTAATCCAGTTCTTTTCTTGTGTTTCAGACTTATCAGTATTCACTTTTAAATTATTATTAAATTCTTTTAACAATATAAAATATTCATCGTATATTTTTTTAAATTTTGGATTATCTCTTAAAATAGAACATATAGATATAATATAACTTCTTTGAGTGGTTGGTTTTAAGTTTTTAATTTTATCTATGACACCTTCTTTGTTTCTTAAAAAGTTAAAGTTTTTAATAGGTTTATTATCATTTAATTTTAATAAATTTCTTTTGTAAAGATTAATAGAATTTTCTGATAATTGTCTATTTTTAAGAGCATTTTCAATCAGGTCAGGCACTTGACCCATAATATAATTTATAATAAGATTATTTAAATAAATAATTTAAATAAATCTATTTTTTACTTTATTTTTTTGAAAAATATTAATATAAATTATATTATTATTAATTTGTATTTTATGAAATAATATTTTTTAATTTGTTTTTATTTTATTTTTTTAATTTATTTTTTAAATTAAAAATTGTTATTAAGTATAATTAAAAATGTCTCTTTATGATGGCACAGGAAATGATATTAATATAGCAGGTTTTAAAACAACTAATATAGCATTAAAGAATACACCACAACAAAACCCTAAGGAATTTAAAACAAAAACCGAAAAACAAGCAAAAGAAAATGATGGAAAAACAAGTTCAATTATCAATCTTATAGATGAAATAGATACAACTTTATATGTTATCAATGATAAATTAGATGAAACACCCGAAATTATGTTAGGAAAAGGAAGATTAAGCGGTGGAGTTTTAACAATAGAAGGATTAACCAGAATGAAAATACCAGAAATAAAAGATGAACTTAAAAAAAGAGGGTTAAAAATAACCGGAAATAAAACAGAATTAGTAGCGAGATTAGAAAACTATACAGAAGACACAGCAAAAACAATTAAAGTCAAAGTACCACAACTAAAACAAAAAGAAGTTCAAACTCAAACAGAACCTTATACCTATGGACCACCGCCACCATTACCCCCACCGCCTAGCGATGTTTTTTTAAGAAAATATAATGAAGATAGAGCTCAAGACAAAAAAGAAGAATATTATAGATTAAAACAAGCAACAGAAGAGGATGAAGATCAAGAAGAAGAAGAAGAGGCAAGAGATGATGATTTTAGTTCAAGCGGGTTAGAAGGTTTAAGCCAATTTGAAGGTTTAAGCTCGTATGATGGTTCAGCGTTATATGACCCAAACGCACCAAGGACAGCGAGTGATGATGGTGGAGATGATTATGATGGTGACAGTTCTTATAATAAAAGACAAACCCCCTCATCAAGAAATGATTTAAATTCTAATATTATGAAATTAGAAGAACAAGTCGATAGACTTTATAAATTAACAAAAGGAATAAATTCATTTATAAACTTTTCTAATCCTGTTGAAGTTGAAAAATTGAATAATTCATCTAAAAAAATAGTTGATTCATCCAATGGATTAAAAGAACATTTAAATGATATTACTCCTATTAATAAAATATTTGAAACTAAAATGAATAGTATTATTAATAAAATTGAACTTGAATATAATAAAATTAACAGTGCTTTAAATGGATACACTTATACATTTATGGAAGGTGGAAATATGCATAATAATCATATTTTAGATTTTATGAATTCTTCAAAGAAAAGATTTTATTAAAATGTATTTTATTTATTATATTATTATAAAATGAAAAATTTTAATAATAATATAAAATCAATTTTTGAATTATTATCATTCAATAATAATTATAAAGTTATTGGTAGTTCATCAAGTAATTTATTTTTTGGAGATTATGATTTAAATAGTTTATTGAATTATAAAGGTAAAAATCCTGAAACAACAATATATAAAAACTTTAAAAAAATATTTGATTTTGTAGGGAAAAATACTGAGTTATACATAACTGATTTTAAACTTGGAGAAGATAGTAGTGGCGAACCTTTAAGATGGACTATGAAAGAAATGAAGAAAAACAATAATAATGGTTATACTTTTGAAGAAGCACTTTTACAAAAATCAACAATTAAGATGGATATAACAATTATATTAGATGGAAGATTTATGGAAATTACTGATAATTATTTTTTTACAATAAACAAATATAAAACATTTGATGATTTATCAAGAGAAGAACGAATAAACAGTTTGAAAGATAAGTATTTAGAATATGTTAATAAAAATGCATTCTTAAAAGCTTTGAAACGATTGAAGAGTTTAATAAAATTAGATGAAAAAAAACATAAAGAATTAGAATTATTAAATAATTTCTTTGATGGAAAAAATGGATTTCTTTATGAAATTTGGAGTGAAATATCAGTTATATTACAATTAATTACATTAAAAAATAAGATAGATAATAACATTCTATACAACGCAATACAGCGAATTAAGGAAGATATTTCATATTATCCTGTTAAAAATTTACTTGGTGATATGAATAAGAATACAACTACAAAACAATTATTTAATGTTTTAGTAAAACAAAATAAATTAATAAATGATTATATAAATATAGAAGTATGTATTTTTATTAAAAAGAATAAATTATAATTAAAATAAGGGTTTATGGAATATTATTATTATTTTTTTTTAGGTTTTAGAATTTTTAAAAAAAATATTTATTAAATTTATAAAAGATGAATAAAATTGATGATAATAATAATAATAATAATTATAATAACGATGATATTAATATAAAAGAAGATTTCTTACAAAGTAAAGAAATAGTTAAAAGAAAGATTGGAAGACCCCCTTTTATAAAAACTGATAAAACAATATTCAAAAAAGAAAAAAAAAATACAATAATTTATTTTGATTAATTTAAAATTTAATATATAACTTATTATTAATATAATATGTCATTCAATTATGAAGGAGTTGGAAAAAATATAGCAGTGGTTAAAAATAAAAATAATGAAATTAAAGATAAAAAAGTATATATGAGCAGTGAAGAAGAAGCAAAAAATAGTTATTCAACCTTAGAAACAAAAGCAAATGAATTCTTTCAATTAGTCAAAGACCCCGAACAAGAACGAATATGTTTGTATATTGTTGGAGCAAGTGGAAGCGGAAAATCACATTGGACTACTCAATTCGTAAAACAATATAAATTAACAAATAAAACAAAGAAAATTTATTTAATATCACCTATAATTGATGACAAAAATATAAATAGTTTAAAACCTATTAGACTTAATCCAGAAAGTGAAAATTTTATGAATGACCCGCCGACAACAGAAGATTTTAAAAATTCTTTATTAATATGCGATGATATTGAAGCTTATAGTAATAAAAAAACAGTTATGAAAATAATGAATTTAATTAATTCAATCCTTACGACAGGAAGACATTTCAATATTTCTTTATTATTTTTAGTTCATAATGCAACACAAGGAAATATGACAAAATTATTATTGTTAGAGTCTCACGGCATAATTTTATTCCCTCAAAATATGAGTGGTAAATCATCAAAATATTTATTAGACCAGTATCTTGGATTAGATAAAGACCAGATTAAAAAAATTAAACAAATGAAAAGTAGAGCAATAACAATAATGAAAACATATCCTATGATATTA